GTCAAAGCATTTATGAAATGGGCTAACAAAGGCAAGCGCGCAAGACTTTTTGAGTTTTCGCACCTTGACCCGATTGTTGCTGACGCTCTTAACAAGTGCGCATTTGACGGAGATTTGGAAACAGCCAAAGCGCTCGCCAAGGCGTATCTCTCATGATTTGGGGCGCTCATGAAGTTGATGGGCGCATTGCGGCTAGAGCGGCGGTAAAACTCAGAGCGGCGCTACGGCAAAGCATTGACGCCAAGCGGCTCTTTCAGTTATACAAAGAGTCAGACCCGCTTGTGACGGATAACGAAGCGCAAGACAACGCTCGTGCTAGAGCGTGGGCGATGATGAACATGCTCCCTAACAATCAGGCGCTTATCAATGCCCTGATGTATTTATGGGCTGAGGCTTTCGTTCTCGGTGAAGATAGTGCGACAGAAGCAATCCGACAAGCGCGTGAATTGAAGAAAGCACCGCAAGAAGGTGTTGATTGGGCTAACTGGAAACCAGGCGACCGCGCTTCAGCGCTACTAATCACGCCACCTAAAGCGTTTCAATCACTCTTATCTCGTTCAGGCGTAGCAATCAGAGGATTAGACAAGACAGGTTATGACCGCGTTGGAACTGCGCTGGCGCGCTCTATCCGACTTGGCTTGGGAGATACCAACGCCGCAAAACTAATCAATGACGCGATAGGCGACCCTGCCCGCGCTCTAACAATCGCAATCACCGAAACAAATCGCGCTGTCTCTCTTGGCGCTATGAAAACTTATCGTGAAGCAGGACTAGAGGAAATGGAGTGGGTGACTAGCGACCCCTGCCCTGAGTGTGTACAAAATCAAGGCCAAATTGTACAGATTGGCGGAACATTCAATTCAGGCGCGCAACAACCCCCAGCGCACCCAAACTGCCGATGCGCTTTGCTTCCGGTCATTCCAGATTACGAGACTAATGAAGCGGGCGTGGTTGATGTTGTGCCAACGCAATTAAACAACGCTCCATTGGCAAAACCCACTGTAAACGGCAGGCAAGATTACAAATACGCATTGTCAGAGCGTGAGTTTGATGACGACTACCGATACGCGGCTCAAAGGTGGCAAGGTGAAGAATACAGACGCATACAAGGCGCTTTGTCGGCGGGTAATCCGACTGGAGAAATTAAGCAAACAATTGAAATTTTAGATAGCAACATGGATTATTTTGACGACCTGTATGAAGTTTATCGCGGTCAAACAGAAGGCTTAGACAATTTGGCGGTAGGGGACGTTTTTAAGTCGCCTTTGTATCAAGCAACTACAACCGACCCTATAACCGCCGCTGGTTTCAGTAAATCTTCAGGCGGAGTGCTAGGCGGAGTCAAGGAAGGCGATTTTGCTACTATTTTGCGAATAGACATTGAAAGCGCAAAAGGCGCGGTAATACCCGACAGCGCTGAATACGAAATTGTTCTAGCCCGCAACACCACTTTTAAGGTAAACGGGGTTTCAGAGGAAACAATCAACGGGGTCAAAATGCGTATTATTGACGTGGAGGCAAAATCATGAGCGCCAAAGACAGGATTTCAGGAAGCATGACAGAAAGCGCAGTGTTCATTAAACGCAGTAATGTTACACTTGACGACCTATGGGACAACCTAGAGTTTGAATGGATAGAGGAATAACATGGCACAGCCGCAGATTGGACACATAACACAGACAGTCGGCACTTCAGTTATGTTGCTTTGGGAAGCGCCTACGCTTGAAGGTTCAGTTGATTTGGTTATTCATAATGAAGGCGGTAGCAAGGTTTATTTAGGTGACGACACAATCACGACCAGCGGCGCAACAGAAGGATTTACACTCAACAACGGCTCCAACATCAACCTAACTGTAGCGGGCGGCACTCAGATATACGCACTCAGCGCCGCTTCCAGCAAAGTTTGTATCTTGTACGGCGTGTGAAGGGAAAAATATGGCTGACGGATTTGTAGCACCTGCTTCTGTTCGCGCTAACGCAAAACGCGGATTGGAACTCAGAGAAAAACACGGGCGCGGCGGTACTGCCGTAGGCGTAGCAAGAGCGCGTGACCTGATGAACGGCGCGGCATTATCTCTTTCAACAATCAAACGCATGAATTCATTTTTTGCTCGTCATGAAGTAGACAAAAAGGGAGAAGGTTGGGGTAAAGACTCTGCGGGTTACATTGCTTGGCTATTATGGGGCGGTGACGCTGGCTGGTCTTGGGCGCGCGGAATTATTAGACAACAAGAAAACAAGGAGAAAAGCACAATGACCGATTTGACCACAGCATTCTTTGGGATTGAGAAGGCTGACCGCAACGCTGACGGCACTCTTGTTGTTTATGGCAAGGCGACTGACGACTCAGTGGACATTGACCAACAGATTTGTGACGCAGATTGGTTAGACCGCGCGATGCCTGCTTGGTTTAAGTCAGGTGGAAATATCCGCGAACAGCATTCCAATATCGCCGCTGGCGTAGCAAAAGAATATGAAGCCAAAGGCTCTGAGCATTACATCACTGCTCTCGTAGTAGACCCCGTATCGGTCAAGAAAGTTGAAACAGGCGTACTCAAGGGCTTCTCAATCGGTATCAAGAACCCACGATTGACCCGCGACACGAAAGCCGCCAACGGGCGCATTGTGGACGGGCAGATTGTTGAGGTATCTCTAGTAGACCGCCCAGCCAATCCCAACTGCCAATTAGTGCTCGCCAAGAGCGCCGCAGGGGAAAGCACGCTCGTTCAGGCTGAGGATTTGATTGAAAAGAAAGAGGATGAGCAGGATTACTCGCAGGTCATTACCCCGCGCAAGGGAGAACCCGCAGACAAAGAGTTATACAACCGCGTCAAGGCGGAAGCCAAAGAGAAATTTGATGTTTACCCTAGCGCCGTAGCCAACGCTTGGGTTGTCCGTGAATACAAAAAGCGTGGCGGCAAATACAAGACAGAGAGCAAGGAAAAAGCATTACAATCTGACGATACCTCACTGAAAGGCGACATCATGGAAATCGTATCGGACATTCTCGACCTAGCCAAAAACTATGCTGGCGCTGATTTAGTGAAGTTTGACCAAAAGACATACGACACCGCTCGCAAGGCGCTTGCTGAATTGATTGCGATTGAAGCAAAGGCAATGGGTGAAGAGGGGCATAATGAAGAAGCCTCACTACACAATTTGCTAGAGGCAGTCCATCATCTTTTTGCTTGGTACGCGGGTGAACAAGCAGAGGGAGAAGTAATGATTGAAGAAGTAGTTGAAATGGCGGCAAAGCCTGAAGAAAAGAAAAAAATGTATGACGAGAAGTACGGCAAGTACGGCAAGGCGACTGAAGGTTGCGATTGCCCAGGATGTAAGATGTGTAAGAAAGAGGGCGGATGCGATATGAAACTCTGCTCAGGTCACAAGTCATACGCAAAGGGAATTGAAATTGAAATTGACGGAGATGAAGATGAAGAAAAATCTGCGTCAGTCGAAAAATGCTTGGAGTGCGGATGTAACCAGCCAAACACAAATCACGGCTTGGACAAACTACCTGACGGCTCCAATGTATCTACTGCGGTTATGGTTTCTCCTAGTGAAACTCCTAAGAGCGCAGAAGCAGATGAACCTGTTGCTGAAGAAGCAAAAGTTGAAGAAGTAAAAACTGAAGAACAAAATGAAGTTTCTGCTGACGATGATAAGCCAGCAGATGTTGAAGCCATAGTAGAGCAAGTGGTGGAAAAAGCAACGCAAGCACTCAAGTCGGAGATTGCTTCACTCGTGTCCGCAAAAGAGGCGGCAGAGTCGAAAGCAGTAAGCCTTGAGTCTGAGTTGGCACACGCCAAATCTCTCGCAGTGGCTGGTGGACCAAAGAGAACCGCGAAAGCGGCAGGCAGTTCAAATGAACTCATCTCCAAAGCCGCCACATACAAAGCGAAAGCAAACGCAACTACCGACCCGTTACTTGCTAAGGGATACCGCGCATTGGCAGATAAGTTTTATGCTGAAGCGCAAGAACTCCTAAACAAGTAACACCAACTCAGACCGAAAGGAAAACCCCAAATGGCGCTTAACGCACCAAAGGCGGCTGACCTGTTTGACGGCGCTTCTCCCGTAGAAGCCGCAGAACGCATGGACGCATACGCAAGCGAACTAAACAAGGCGCTTTCCAATGCTTCATCTGTTCCTGGTCAAGCACCTGCCGCTGACCCTGTATCGGCTATGGAAAGCCTTGTAGCAAACAAGTCGCTTTCTCCAGATGCCGCCGCAGGACTCCAGAACGCACTTGCGGCTCAGCGTATTGCCCTTCAGGATATTCAGAAGGACATCACGCTCACCAGCCCACTCTCAACAGCATTCGCCGCATTCGACCTTGAAGCACCAGCGAAAATGCTCACACCACGCCCAACTCCACTCCGTAACCGCATTCCCCGTAAAAAGGGTGTTGGTACCAGCCACCGCGTAAAGCGCATCACTGGCTACACAGGTACAGGCACTGGCGGACAAGGACAGGTTTGGCCAGGTATCACGGAAAGCACAACCACCGCTTTTGGTTCAATCAACTACGAGCGTGGTCCAAAGATTTCCTATACCGCTGATGATTTAGTGCTCCCATACAACTCATACTCGCTATCAGACAGCGTATCGTTTGATGCCAATTTCTCAGGTCTTGGATACCAAGATTTGCGTCAATTGTCTTCAACCAGCACTCTCTATGCGACTATGCTCATGGAAGAGCGCATGATGCTCATGGCACGTGGAACAGCGTCAGGATATTCAGGCGCACTTTCCGCTCCAACCTTCACTCTCGCTTCTCCTGTTGCTACCGCAACACAGACAGCACTTGCCGCCGCAACTTATTATGTAAATGTCACCGCTGACGCAGGTATTTCTGCTAACGGCTTTGGTGAGTCCATTCTCGGAACAGAAGCAAGCACGGCAGTCGCCGCTGGCGATGTTCTTACTGTGACAGTAAGCACAGCAGTCGCAGGCGCTCTCGGTTACAACATTTATGTTGGAACTGCTACAGGCGCGGCAAACCTCAAGTATCAGGGAACACTCAAGGGCACAGGCACCTTCACAATTCAGGGCGCAGGCACAACAGGTCTAACAGGCAACAACGCGGCTTTCACCACCACTGGTGCGGCGGCATCTCGTGCCTCAGCAGATACCTCTGCTTACGCAACAGGATATGACGGCATTCTCCCAACTGTTCTCGGTTCAAACAGCGGTTACAACAACGCGATTAACAGCACATTCTCTACCTCTAATCCAGGTGCTGAATTCCAGACTGTTTTTGCTAACTTGTATTCCAATGTTAAGGCTGACCCTGACCTTGTTCTACTCAACGGAAATGACCGCAAGCAACTCTCTGACGCAATCAAGAGCGGCTCAACGGCAAACTACCGCTTGACTATTCAAGAGCCAGGCAAAGATGGAGTCACATACGGTTCAATCGTTACAGGACTTCAGAATGAAGTTACAGGTAAGGCAGTAGACCTCATGGTTCACCCTTGGTTGAACCCAGGCGTTGCCCCTGTTCTTTCGTTCACACTCCCAATCCCTGATACTGAAGTATCAGATGTTTGGGCTAATTTCTTGGTACAGGATTACATGGGCATTCAGTGGCCAGTCACACAGTTTGCTTATGAATTCAGCACTTATTTCCGTGGAACATTTTTCTGCACCGCGCCAGCATGGAACGGCGCAGTATCAGGAATTGTCTCTGCGTAGTAAGTAAATAATTAGAGAGGGTGCGGCACACTTGACCAGTCGCACCCTCATCTAGTAGAACGGAAGGAAAGATGAGCAGATATGTAGCACCCGACAAAGGCGTGAAAGAAACAGTCATTGGCGGTAAGAAATACAACCCCGACAGGGGCGGCATCTATAATGTTGAAAGCAAGACACACGCCGCCGCGATGAAGCGTGAAGGGTTTTTTGAAGCATCACTCAATCCGTATTCTCAAGGCGACAACCAACGCGGCTTTACTTGCGTACAATGTGGCTTTGACGGGTGGTTTCGCAAATGCGGGCGTTGCGGTCATGAAAATGAAAGCAAAACACCGACAGACGGGGAGTAGAACATGGCAGTTGGCGTATCACCAATAATTACCGATGAAGAAACAGCGTATCTGACGATTGCTGAATATAAAGATGCGCCTACCTCTATTGACTTTGATAATCTTGTTGTAGGCGGAAACGCAAACGCGCAAAACGCTGAACTTGCCCGTGTTATTACCCGCGCGTCATCATTTCTCAACGAATATCTCAATCAAGACCTAGCCGCGCAGGAATATACTGAAACTCAGCGCACACGGCTCACGGGTTTAGGCTTCATTGCCCTTCACCCGTTCTATAACCCAATCATTTCCTTATCCTCTTTCCAATACGGCACTGACCCTAACAATTTGACCACACTTCAGGACTGCTCGACAGCGTGGTTTGAGCCGCAAGAGATAATCATTCCACTTTCTCAATTAGCAACCACATATTCTTCACAAGGGCCATTGGCTTTTGGCTTCCCGCCCAGCACTCGTGTTCAAGTTTTCACAAAATATACTTATGTTGCTGGATATTCCAACACGACACTCGCGGCTCAGGCTACCGCCGCCGCTACTTCACTTACAGTTACCAGCGGCGCAGGTATTCAGCCAGGTGCGGTTTTACGCATCAATGACGGCGCTAATCAAGAGAGCGTTACTGTTGCGAGTACCTATACCTACGGCTCTACCACTGTTCCTTTGACCTCTGCGCTGGCTTATACCCACGCATCAGGGGTCGCCATAGGTAATCTACCAAGCGTCATCAAAGAGGCGACTATTCTGCTTACTACGGCGTTTATCAAGATGCGCGGCGATAACAGCCTCACCATGAACATTACAACATCACCCAACTTTAATGTTCCAGGCTCACAGCGCTACGGGCAAGAGATTGCTTTGGCGCTAGAAATGACCAGCAAGTATCGCAGGATACGCTAATGGCTGGACGCACAGGCGTACGGGCTACGCTCGCAACTTTCTTATCTTCACCGCAAATCACGGGGCTGAACCAAGTCTTTACTTCATTTCCCAAGCGCATCAATTATCAGGTGAACAGCCAAGCAGGTCAATTAACCCGTGCGGCTGTCGTGATATTCATAGTGCGTGAAGATGAAAACCGCCTAGCGATTGGCGGCGCTACTAATGGCTGGAAGCGGGTAGATTACACAGTCATACTTCAGGTGTTTTGCCACTCGCTTCAGAGAGAAGCGGAAAGTGTGATGACGGATTTTGATACTCTGATAGACAACATCAAGACCCGCCTGCGCTCCAACCATAACTTTGGCGACAACACAGGCACTCTTGTTTGGCAGGGCGCTGAACCCGCTATCCGTGCCCGATACGGAGAACCAGCGACCAGCAATGAAGGCGCCACAGAAATCTTTGCTGAGATAGAATTT